TCAGTTGCGGTCATAGGTCGTAATTGGAATAAAGACCACACTCCTAAAACAGACTCGGCGCGGCTTGGTTTGGAGATACTCGAAAGAACTATCGAAGTGATAGCTGATTTGAGCCCTCATTATTGGTACTTGGAAAATCCAAGGGGCAAAATGCGTAAGGTAATTGATCCTCTATTTGAGATGCATGGCATTACTGATTATGTTAGGCACACAATAACCTACTGTAAGTATGGCGATAATCGAATGAAGCCTACAGACATTTGGACTAATGACCCAAATTGGAATCCTAAAGAGATGTGTAAAAATTACCGTTACGATTCTGAGGGTAACATTATTAATAGGCATTGCCACCATGATATTGCTAGGCGCGGTGCTACTACAGGGACGCAAGGAATTAAAGGTGCGCGTAATCGTTCAAGGATTCCTAGCGAACTATTTGAGGAGATCTTTTCATGTTAAAAGACACTCTAATTTTTACTTTCTTAATTGGTAGCACCATTTATCTCACTCATTATTTCACTATGAAACATGAGGTCGAGAAGCCACTACCAACACACCGCCAGTTCTTCGCAGCCCTGGCGGAGTTTGAATCAGGCACGGCGGACAATGCCATAGGGGATTACGGCGCATCGATAGGTCGCTACCAAATTGGTGGTGCTTATCACGCAGATGCATTGGAGTTTAGTCCGTCGATTGGTGGGGTCTATCAAAATGTTACCAGACCAGATTACGCAGAAAAAATAATTACCGCATATATGCTTCGCTACTTGGGGGCAGATGTGTGGAATAATCTAACCGATGCAAACATTCAGTTGATTGCTCGAACACATAACGGAGGCCCTAGAGGCGCATCCAAGCAATCGACCAAGGAATTTGGCGTTGCGATCTTAAATTTAATTAAAAAGGAGAATGAATAATGGAAAAACAGAAACTACTAGAACTTTCCAACAGCTTATCGCTAGAGGATATGACCTACCTAATAAACATCTTTTATAAAGATATACATTTTTTTATCGGTAGTCGAGGAAAATGTAACTTTACTTCGGATTTTGCATCAATGGACGATTTCGAGCCAGCGATCCTCAATGGTCATAGCATACAACTCAACCTAGACGCTGATATTGAGGAGTTTATTAAGTGGAGTGATGAGCGTATTGCGGAACTGAAGCGCGAAAACAAGGTCAAGGAGGTTAAATAATGGCTGAACCTTTAACCATGACCTTTGACAAGGTAACTCAAATCATAGAAGCTTTACGAGCGAGTGACCCTGATTGGACATATAAGCCAGTACCTATTAAAAAGGGGGACGAGTTTCTATGGGCTATCGAGGTGTTCGACGAAGAAGGCATCTACATCAGTACTTTCAACAAATCAGAATCAGATGAGTAATTCCATACAAACTTTAGTCCGTCAATTCAAAACTCTTGAAGATGGCGTGTCCAGTAACAGCTTTAAAGCATACACGTTACTAGCCTATATCATGGCTACAGATCCTAATCCTGTCTTCATACATGAGTTGGTAAAAATCAACGGCACAGGCTCAATGCGCACCAGTAAGTTGGTCAGGGCGTTGGCGGAGGATGGCTTAGTCCAAATAACTCCGAGTCCTACAGATTCTCGTAAGCGTGAGGTAACACTCACGAATAAGGGTAGAGCCTTAGCTAAGGATTTAGGGGGTTCAGCATGAGTAGCTTTACCATAGATGAAATAAAGAAAGGGTTCGCTACTGAAGATGATTTCCTGGAGTGGCGTGATCGTATGATGAAACGGCGAGAGTTTTTGATTAAACGTATTGAGCGTATTAGGCGCGGAAGGGCTATGAGGAACGAGCCACCCCTAAAACGTCTACCTAATTTTGCAGGAATAGAAAAGCAACTCGCAGAGGACACATCCTCGAACCGTATAACAGAAGTCATATGGAGGAGACTCAATGGCAATTAAAGAACTAAAATCTAGCTATCGAGTAACCGTCACCTCAACTGAACCCATACAGGGAACTAAGAGGTGGCGCAGGTCGTTCAAGATTCTTAAGGATGCTCAACTCTGGGAAGCAGAGTCAAGCGTAGATATCTTGAAAGGGCGCACACCAAAGCTTGGTGCTGCGTCCAAAGCCCAAGTGCGTACTCTCAGGGATCTTCGTAACGAGGTCTTTGAGATGCGCTGGCAAGGCACTAAAGCAGAGGATAGCCAACTCCAGTACACCAAGTTCATAATGGACACGTTTAGTCCGTCGAAGTTAATTACAGACATCGACCAAGCTTGTGTAGATATATTGGTCAGAAAATGTAAGTCTATGGGCAATGGAAATGCTACGATAAATCGCAAGTTGACCGCCCTGTCAGTAATGCTCAAGTTTGCCGTCGAGCGTGGTTACATTACCTCAATCCCTGTCATAAAAAAGATGCGCGAGAATAACGAGTTACACGTTTGGTTTACTGAAGAAGAGAAATCTAAGATGGTTACCATCCTCAATAACAACGGCAAGGCGCACATCTCTAACTTAATATTATTTCTATGTGATACTGGGCTTCGTGTTAGCGAGGCACTACGCCTGAAGTGGGAGGACTGCATTAACGGCAACATCACAGTCTGGAAATCCAAGACTGATAAGCCACGCACGATCCCACAAACTCAACAAGTCATGGACATTTTAGAGACACTACCTAAAGATGTGCGTGGGCCTTTCTATGAGATATCATATGCTGAGACTCGACACGCATGGGATAAGATGCGTAAAGCTGTAGGAAAAGCTGATGTCGATGGATGGACTATACATGGTTGCCGTCATACATTCTGCTCAAATTTGGTGCAACAGAACGTACCTATACAAGTCGTGGCCTCACTAGCAGGTCACTCGGACATACGCATGACTATGCGCTACGCCCACCTTAATACATCCGTTCTTGAAGAAGCCATACAAAAGTTGAATGAAAGAGATTGACCTAGAGAAATCTAACCACACCACCGCGCAAGCACGTTACCACCAGAAAACTAAAGCCCTCATATCCGTGGGGGCTGAAGCCCATACTAGGACTGGTAAGTTAGCTGTGAGTCATGCAATAAACAACCTGGTCATAGGCATCGAGGAGTACCTCGCAGAGCCACGAGCAGGGGAAGGTAAGAAGTTTAAGGAGTATTTCCGTAAGCTTCCTATCGAGTTAACGGCGGTAGTAATTGCACGATCAATAATCAATTCCATCAGTCAGCAGAAGAAACGTGCTGCTATGGCGGTGCGAGTTGGTCGCGCTCTGGAACGTGAAGTTGCGTTGCAAACCTTCAAGGAAGTAAAGGCTGACCAATTCCGTAAGCTAGAGATAGAGCATGGTGCTGTAAGGGGCGAGTCTATGAAAGCTAGAAAAATTTTAGTGGATGCCCGGATAAGGTATGGCTTGAACTACGCTAATTGGGGCGTTAAAGCTTGTGGTGGCGTAGGTTTAACAGCTATCCAGATAATGGCTAAGTATACAGGGATGATTGAGTCATTCACAAAGACTGAATTTGGTAAGCGTGTTGGATATGTATCAGCTACAGAATCCATGATTGAGTGGCTCGATAAGGCGCACGAGCGTCACGCTGTGTCCGAATCCTTGTATCGACCTATGATTAGTCCGCCGAATAAATGGACTACTAACTATGATGGTGGCTACTACTTAGACCAGTATCAAGATAAACAGTTGATAGATGACAAGGGTAGACACTACCAAGATCTGAAAGATAGTGACTGCCCTGCCTTGTTTAGTGCTGTTAACCATCTCCAGGAATGCCCTTGGACTATTAACACCGAGGTACTTGAGGTTATGAAAGAGTTGTGGCGTGGTGGAGTTGCTATTGGTGGTCTGCCTAACCCTAACATTCAGCCTGAGCCAGAGTGGAGTGACCTTTACAATGATAGTGCTGAAGCAATGCGTGAGTATCGAGCATCTCTATACATGACTCGGACAGCTAACTCGCGTAACGTAGGGAAGCGGTACAAACTTCAGGCGTTACTTGAGATTGCTGATAAGTATGTGGATAAGATAATGTTCTTCCCTCACAGCATGGACTTCCGCACTCGCTGTTATCCAATACCGCGTAGCCTACACCCTCAAGGTGATGATAAAGCTAAAGGCTTGTTACAGTTCTGCGAGGCAAAGCCTATCGAAACTAAAGAACAAGAGGACTGGTTCTTTATACATGGTGCTAACTGTTGGGGTGAGGATAAGGTCAGCTTTGATGATCGTATTAAGTGGGTCAATGAGAATGAAGGTTTCATACGCGAGTGTGCCGATTACCCTCTTGAGTGTATAAGGTGGGCCGAAGCGGAGAAGCCTTTCCAGTTCCTTGCATGGTGCTTAGAGTTTAGGAAGTACAAGGCGCATGGTAAGAGGTTCAAGTCTCGGATACCTGTCGCTATGGACGGCTCAAATAACGGCCTCCAACTCATGTCACTTCTATTGAAAAACGAGAAATTAGCAAAGCAGACTAACGTGTTGCCGTCTGATACACCTCAAGATATCTACCAGTTAGTAGCTGATAAGGTTATTGGTAAGCTACAGAAAGATCCTACAACTGAGCATCTCAATCTACTCCGCTACGGCATTGACCGTAAATTACTGAAGAGGGCAGTCATGGTAGTACCTTATGGTGGGTCATACACCACCCTATTAGGCATCCTTCAAGATGAGATTTACAGTAGGTCATTAGTAAAAGGTGCGCTGCCTTTCAATAATCTCCGCAAACATTGCGCAAAACTTACGACAGTTTTGTGGCAAGTAATACAGGAGGAGATGCCCTCTGCCTTGGCACTAATGACATGGTTGAGGCACACGATCCGTCCAGTAGTGGGTGAGAACATCGAGCCTACTTGGTTTAGTCCGTTGAACTTAAAGGTTTATCAAGGATATCGCAATACTAGAAGGGAGCGTGTGGTGACTGCCCTGGGTTACAAAGTAAGGCGCGCTTGTAATGTCATGATAGACTTAGACACTTTAAGTGTGGCAAAAAACTCACGAAGTATTTCACCAAACTTCTGTCATTCACTCGACGCAAGTGTTATGCTTTCTACTGTAGAAAGGATGAAGCTAGTTGGTGTGAGTTCGCTCTCGATGATACATGATTCGTTTGCCACTCACGCAGCCGACGCGCCACTCCTTGCTCGTCAACTTCGAGAGTCAGTCATTCAGATATTCTCTGATAACTTACTTGAGAAATTTCAGCAAGACATTAAATCTTTAATGCCTAACGCTGAGTATCCAGACCTTCCACCTTTGGGAAGTCTAGATATTAATTCACTAACCAGATCACGCTATTTCTTTAGCTGATCGAAACAACTTTAAAATTTTGAAAAAAATAATTACACCAGTAGGTAGGGCTTTGTTTCCTGCCTTGAACCCAGGATTTCCTGATACAACTTTTGACCCTGTATACCAAGTACTGTTATGCGGTAAGCCAGAAGAGTTTGGGGATTTCATTACACAAGTCCAAGCTATACATCAAGAAGCTATTGATGCTCAACAAGCTATCATCGTTAATGCAGGTGGTAAGAAGAAAGTGAAAGTTCACGCCCTTCCTATCGTTGAAGATATCAAAGATAAGGATGGTAACCTAACAGGAGAGATTGCACTTAAGTGTAAGCTTAAGGCAGAGGGAACTCGTAAGGATGGTAGTCCTTACAAGAATGACCTTATGCTTTTTGATTCTCAAGGCCACGTTTATAACGGTAGTGATGAGGTAGGTAATGGCTCTAAGTTAAAGGTAGGTATCTACCCTAAGACTTGGTTCGTGCCAACTCTTGGAGTAGGACTCACACTTGAAATAGGTGCTGTCTTTATCATTGATTTAATCTCTAAGTCTGGACGCGCTGAAACCGCAGAGGACTGGGGCTTTGAAAAGGAGGACGGTTTTACTGCTCCTAAGAGTACTTCTGAGAAAGTTGTGGAAACTTTCGGAGGTGCGGAGGAAGAACAAGGCGAACACGCTTTCGACTTCTAATGCATTTGTATCTTCAACTCTTGCAGAATCCTGTCCCTGCGTCACGACCACGAGTCGCACGTTGGGGGGTTTACTTCGGTAAGAAGTACACGGCGTACAGGAATGATGCTCCGAGTACTATTGCTGAGGCAGTAAAACTTGCAGGGGTTGAGGATCTTCTTCCACTAAAAGACACCTTGTTCATATCAGCTATTTACGAGGTACAACAACCTAAAAAAACAAAGCTTCAATACCCAAATCCAGATATTGATAATTACGATAAGGCCCTTTTCGACTGTCTTGGTAAGGCAGGAATATGGGACGATGACAAACAAATACTAGCCTCCTTTTCAATGAAGAGATGGGCGCACAAAACTAAACAACCATGCACACACTTAATGATAACGACTCACAATTCGTCCGACATATCCCCTGCCCTAGTTGCGGAAGCAAAGACAACGCTGCTTTATATGATGACGGACACACATTCTGCTTTGGGTGTGAGTACAGGGAGTCTGCCAACGACGCTGTAGTAAAAGAGAAACCTAGATTGACATCATCATTATTAGAAGTAGATTACGCACCACTACCCAAGCGAGGACTTACAGAAGAAACCTGTCGCAAGTGGGGTTATGGTCAAGGATACATTGGTGGTAAGCCAGTACAGGTTGCAACATACTGCGACGATCACGGCAAGCCAATTGCTCAGAAGTTAAGAGGGGCAGGAAAAGATTTCTCTATTGTTGGGGACTCGAAGAACATAGGGCTTTATGGTAAGCACCTGTGGCAGAGTGGTGGCAAGATGGTCACCGTTACAGAGGGGGAGATAGATGCCTTATCAGTCAGTCAGTTAACAGGAAATAAGTGGGCAGTCGTGTCTATACCTAACGGTGCGCAAGCTAGTGTTAAAGCTATAGCGAAAGATATCGAATGGTTAGAAACTTTCGACTCAGTCATATTCATGTATGACCAAGATGAGCCTGGTCAAGAGGCAGCTAAAGCTTGTGCGCTACAGCTAAGTCCAGGTAAGGCTAAGATAGCAAACCTACCATTGAAGGATGCTAACGAGATGTTAGTTGAAGGTCGTGGTGGTGAGGTCATCAATGCACAATGGGGTGCTAAACCATACCGCCCTGATGGTGTCATCTGTGGAGAGGATCTATGGGATAGAGTGTCAGAGATAAATGATACTGAATGTATCCCCTACCCTTGGAAGGGAATGAATGAAAAGACCTATGGCATCAGACTCGGAGAACTCGTCTGTCTGACCGCAGGAACTGGCATTGGTAAGTCAAGTGTATGTCGTGAGATTGCTCACTACTTACTTGCTCAAGATAAGAAGGTGGGCTACATAGCACTTGAAGAGTCAGTAGCTAGAACTTCTAAAGGATTGATAGGTATTCAACTGAACAAACCTATCCACCTACATGGTCATGAGGTAGACCAAGAGGAATTACGCGAGGGTTTCGAGGCTACTCTAGGTCAAGGCAACCTCACACTCTACGACCACTTCGGTTCTACCAATGCTGATAACCTTTTATCTAAGATACGTTACATGACGGTGGCTCTTGGGGCTAAGTACATTATCCTCGACCACCTATCTATCGTGGTATCTGGCTACGAAGATGGAGATGAGAGGCGTAGAATTGATGCTGTGATGACTAAGCTGAGAAGCTTGGTAGAAGAACTGGGTATATGCCTCTTCCTTGTAAGCCATCTTAAGCGTCCTCAGAACACCTCTCATGAGGAGGGAGGACAAACTAGCCTCGCTCAACTGCGTGGCTCACAGGCTATCCCACAGCTTTCTGACATGGTGCTAGGGTTTGAGCGTGACCAACAGGATGCTAACCTGGCTCATGTCACCACCGTCCGTGTCCTGAAGAACAGATACTCAGGGGATACAGGCATCACTTGCTATCTGAAATATGATCGTGAGACAGGTAGGCTTAATGAATGTGACATTGACTTCGAGTCAAGTAACGCAGTCAAGAAAGAATTCTCAGAACCAGTACCTTTCTAATGGAGATGCACTGGAAGAACAGAGGCTTTGGTAATTACGATGGGTATTACAAAGGTAGTTTGCGAGGAAGGATATCTTCGGTCTATGGTCGGCGAGGTCGTGGGTGGAGGGTTCTCTTCCCTGATGATAGGACGGTTACTTACCATACAACAAAACTAAATGAGGCTAAAGACCTTATTGCATCACACGTTAAACACACGGAGAAACTAAAGAATGATAAATAATGAAACAACTAATGATAAGAATCACTACACAGATAAGGTAGCTACCGCCATCGCTGAGTTAGGTAAGAAGGTATATAAAGAAACCTTTATATTTGATATCGAAACGGATGGCTTCCTCGACGAGTGTACAAAGATACATTGTGTAGGGCTTACTACTCCTTATGGGGAACGTGCTGTCTACTCTGGTAAGGAGTTGATAAGGGGGCTGAAGCATTTAGCTAATGCTA